GCTGTATTAGAGTTATTCAGAAGGTCTAAAAATGTAGAAAATTTTAATAAGAAAGCACTTTATGTTTTAATAAGAGAAATGACTGGTTCAAATACTCAACATATTACAAGAGTAGTTAATGTAATGAAAAAGTATTATAAAAGTTTATTTCTTGAATTTTTATCTACTGGCGATTTAGATACCGCAAATACTGGTTCTATATTTTAACGCAAAAAAAAAGGGGATTCATAATCCCCTTTTTTGTTTTTTATTCCTTAAGGCCTATTTACGGAATAAACCCACTAACACTAATAAGGCAACTAATCCAGCGAAACCTGATTCGCCAAATGTACCTATAATTGATGTCAGGTTACCAATAACATTTACGCCAAAGACGCCACTTCCGAACAATACTTCGCCAACGGCTCCTATTGCTACGAAAGATATCATTAGATGAACTAAGTCATCTAACCAACCTTTGACCATTGCTACGACTTCCTTCATGGTTAATCTCCCGTTAATTAAACAAAAAAGGGACTTCCACCCTTAGTAGTTTATCTACCAATAATAACTATTATATATATTTAGTAAAAAACTTTCTTATATATGTATATAACCCATTTTTGAGTTTTACAATATTTATAACTGAGTTATAACATCTTATTTAAAGGAAATTCGATTATGAGTAATGAATATGAAATTTTTAAAGGAAAGAATTTATCTTCTTTATTTAAAGACATTTATGATAATTCTCAAGAAAATAGAAGGCAATTAGAAGTATTAACCAAAGAAATAGTACAGTTTATCAAAGATGGTGATACAGCAGTACAAATAATTCCTATGGTTAAAGAGTATCTTGAAATAAATGTTAAAAATGATGAACAATTAGTTAAGTTAGCTGCAATTGTACAGAAGATAGTTGCTGCTGAAAATAGGGGAACAAGTGATAGTGAATTTGGATTATCAGATTCAGAAAAGGAACAACTTATGACAAGTCTTGATACTACAGTAAAAGATTTACAAAAACGATCAGATGAAATTAACTTAGATGTGGATGAGTTATCAGAGGTAAATTAATATGTCGGATGGATATTTTGGACAAACAGGTGAGAGAACTAATTACAAAGCGCCTGGTGCAGGAGTTGCAAGTGTAACTGATGTAACAAGTGTTCTTTCAGAAGATATTGAAGCAGCTCGTAGAACAAAATTTTATGAATTAGAAGCTGCAGAAGTTTTAGATATTATTTTTAGTGAAGATGATTTAAAAAGAAATAAATTAATTACTGATGAGGGGAAACCTAAATTTAGTTTTATTGGTGCAGTAAAAGTACGAAAAGTATATAGTCAACAAGGTAAAGATGAAAAAGAATGTTTGTGGGCTAAACCAATAGAACCGAATATTAAACAAATTCCCGAAGTTGGAGAATTTGTTATAGTTGGTAATTATTTAAAGCAATTATATTACAAACAAAAAATAAATCTTTTAGGTAGTGTTAATAATAATATTTGGCCAGGTAGAAGTAACATTGGTGGTTTGGGAAGTAATGGACAATCAAATACTGAAGGTTCAGTAGAAACTAGTGCAACTGGTACTCCTGGACAGGATAAGAAAAAAACTGAATTTAATATTGCTCCAACTTGGGATATAAGACAGTTAGAACCTGCACCTGGAGATACTATTATCAATGGAAGATTCGGACAGTCTATTAGATTTGGTAGTGCTGATCCAAAAGGTGAAGAACCAAGTCCTAATATATTATTGAGAGTTGGTCAATTAACAGATGCATCGAAATTCGAAAAACAGGATATTGTAGATGATTTAGTTGAGACACCTAATAAACCAGTTAATGAAGATATAGATGCTGATGGTTCTTCTCTATGGATGACAACGGATGAGGAAGTAGATTTGGGTTTTGCTGCAACGGATGGTTTTACTACAGAAGTTCCAGTTTTAGATGGTAAACAAATTATATTAAATTCTGATAGGATAGTTTTTAATGCAAAAAATGATGGGGAGTTATATTGTTTCGCAGGAAAAAATATAAATTTAATTTCTAATACATCAGCAGTTATAGAAACAGCAGAAATTTATTTAGGAAGTCCAGATGCAAGTGAACCAATTGTTAAGGGGCAGGTGTTACATGATTTATTGGTGGAGTTGATTGATGCTATTAATGGAATACATACCATACCAACACCAGCTGGACCTACAGGTCCGTTAAATGCTTCTCAAACTACAGGTGGAGTTTTGGGAACATCCTTAGCAAAAATAAAAGGTAAAGTAAAAGATATTTTGAGTGCACAAAATTATACTATTTAATATGGGCTGGAATACGTTTAAAAAAACTTATAAAGCAAGTTGGGAAACTTTTGAGAGTGGTGAAGATGCTGCTACGTTAATAGTTGACCAATATCATATAGCAATTATGACAGCATTAGGATCTCAAGGGGTAGCGGCTGGTGGAAAATATCTTTCTGGTAATAAAGCAGGTTTATTAAATATGTTAAAACCAGCTTTTAATGCTACTTTAAATGGACAACAAACGATATTTAAAATAGGACAACAATTACAAATGGGATTAATGATGTATTGGATACCAGGTACTGTATTATCAAATGCAGCAGTTATTGCTTCTCCTGGTGCTCCGCCTGTTTGGGTGGATTATCCATCTAATCCTGGGAGGCCTGATATAGATACATTTTTAAATGATTTAGTTATGGCATTTGATACTCATTTGTTGGGAGTTACTGGAGCTATTCCAAGTGCGCCACCAGTACCATTTGTAGGATATAAAGTTTTAGCTTAGAAAGAAAAGGGGTCAATTATGACAAAAAGTGAATTAATGAAAATAATAACTGAAATAGTTAGGAAAGAAGTTCAAAAAGAAGTAAATAGGATATTTATTAAAGAGAATAAACCTATTGTTTCAAAATCAAAATCAAAAGTAATTTCAAAACCGATTAAAAAGAAAGAGGAAAAACTTTCTAAGAATCCTGTTTTGAATAAAATTTTAAATGAAACAAAGGGTGGAATTCCAGGAGAAACTGGATATGAACCATATCCAACTATGACTGGAGAAACATTTGATACAAATAGAATGGCTGCATTAGTAGGGAACGGAGATACAACTGTAGCTGGTAATGAAGAAACAAAGAGACAGATTGCGGCAGTTCAAACAGTTAAAGAGGCTGGAGTATCAGTTGATGATGTTGGTGAGGGTGTTATGAATGCATTGACAAGAGATTATAGTGGTGTTATGAAAGCTTTAAATAATAAAGGAAAATAATAAATGGGTGTATTAGCAAATGATTTAAATCCAGATACTTGGATAGGTTTAACTTTTCCACTTGGTAGGTCTGAGGGAGTTGGGTTTTTCAATCAAAGTAAAACTCTTGTTGAACAATCTTTAAGTAATTTAGAAAACCTTTTGAAAACTATTCCTGGTGAAAGAGTTCAACAACCATTGTTTGGATCTAAATTACATCATATATTATTTGAACAAATTGATGGTGATATAGAAGAAGAAGTAAAAAGTGCAATAGATGATGCAGTGTCAATATGGCTACCTTATATAACTATTGCTGATGTATCAGTTAATCAGGATATGACAAACCCTAATATGATTAGTGTACGAATTAAATTTAGTACAACTTTAGATCCTGAAAATTTAGATACATTGACATTACCTTTTAATACTACCCCAGGTTAGGAGATAGAATATGCCGGTTAAGGATATTAAAAAAGAAGTAAGATATTTAAATAAAGATTTTGCTACATTTCGAAATGATTTAATAGAATTTTCAAAAGTTTATTTTCCAGATACATATAGTGATTTTAATGAATCATCTCCAGGTATGATGTTTATTGAAATGGCTTCTTATGTGGGAGATGTTCTTTCATATTACATAGATAATCAATTTAAAGAATCGTTGTTAGCATATGCTGAAGAAAGAAAAACTATTTATGAAATAGTTCAATCTTTAGGATACAAACCAAAATTATCAGCACCATCAGTTACTAAAGCAGATGTTTTTCAAATAGTACCAGCAACTGGAACAGGAGATGCTGTACAACCTGATATGACTTATGCTTTAACTATTGATGATGGAATGAGAATAGAATCCCAAACAAATAATGTTATATTTAGAACTTTAGATGATGTTAATTTTAAATTTTCTGGTTCTTTTGATCCAATGACAGTTGATATTTATGAAACAAGTACTGTTACTAACTTACCGACTTATTATTTGTTAAAGAAGAAGGCAACATTGGTTAGTGGAAAAATTGCTACAGAATATTTTGATATGGCATCTGCTCAAAAATATTCTAAGATTACTTTAGCAAATTCAAACGTTATGGATATTATAAATGTAACTGATAGTGATAGTAATAAATGGTATGAAGTAGATGTTTTAGCACAAGATACTATATTTGAACAAGCAGAAAATACTACTACATCTGATCCAGATTTAGCACAATATAATGATACTGCTCCGTATTTATTAAAATTAAGAAAAGTAACTCGTCGATTTATATCAAGAATTAATAAAGATAATAAAACTGAATTAAGATTTGGGGCTGGAGTATCGGATAGTCCAGATGAAGAGATTATTCCAAATCCAGATAGTATAGGATCAACTTTACCGGGCGGTGATAATAAATTTGATGCTGCATTTGATCCAACTAATTTTCTTAAAACTAAAACTTATGGTCAGGCACCTTCTAATACTACTTTGAAGGTAGTATATTCTTATGGTGGTAGTGTAAGTGATAATGTTGCAGCAGGTGAAATTAGAAATCTTTCTGAGGTGTCTTTTACTATTGATGAAGGATCATTGGATAGTGCTACTTTATCTACAGTAAAAAGTTCAGTAGCAGTAAATAATCCAGACCCCGCAACAGGTGGAAAGAGTTCAGAGAGTTTAATTGAAATGAAAAATAATGCACTTGCTCATTTTCAAGCACAAGCTCGATGTGTAACTAAGGAAGATTATATTAGTAGAATTTATACATTGCCAGCAAAATTTGGTAATGTTGCAAAAGCATATGTTGTGCAAGATGAACAATTAGAGGCATCTACTGATGCAGTTAAAGAAAAAACTAAAGGTAGTAATTTAGTTAAGAAGGGAGTTATTAAGGAAAATTTAACTCCAGAAGAGGAAGATCAACTTGCTATTAAAGCTGGAAAATCTACTCGGATTCCAAATCCATTAGCACTAAATGCATATCTGTTAGGATATAATGCAAATAAAAAATTGGTTGCTTTAAATTATGCTGTTAAAGAAAATATACAAACTTATCTTGGGCAATTTAGAATGGTAACAGATGCAATTAATTTAAAGGATGCTTGGATTATTAATATTGGTGTTAAATTCAATGTTCTTACTGCTAAGGGATTTAATAAACATGAGATAGTATTGAGATGTATCGAAAAGGTAAAAGATTATTTTAATACTGATAACTGGCAAATTAATCAACCAATTATATTAGCTGATTTAGTTTATCAAATGTCTTTGATTGATGGGGTATCTGCAGTAGTTCCACCAACACAAGATAATCCTAATTCTCTTCCAATAATAATTGAAAATAAATGGAAAAGCGCAGACGGATATTCTGGTAATATTTATGATATAAATGAAGCAACAAAGGATGGGGTTATTTATCCTTCTATGGATCCAAGTTGTTTTGAATTAAAATATCCTGACCTTGATATTCAAGGTAGAGCATTAGGAGATATGTAATGTATTATTTTGAGTACGCAGAAAAAGATACAACTTTATATCAGGGTGAAGCAACCCAAAGTGTTAATACAGGGCTTGATGAAATTCTTGAAATAAGAAAAGATATGAATAGTGCTGGAACAGTTGTTAATGTTACTAGAGCTTTGGTTAAATTTGACTTGGGTTATATATCAGCATCTATTCAAAGAGGTTTAATTCCTACTTCTGCAAATTATTATTTAAATTTATATGATGCTAATCCACAACAGTTAGCAACATCTCAAAGTTTATATGCATACCCAGTAAGTCAGAGTTGGGTTATGGGTCAGGGAACTTATAGTGATGTTCCATTTACAAAGGAAGGTGCAAGTTGGAGATATAGAGATGGAGAGGGTGTTGCAACTCAATGGGTAAGTGGTTCTAATGATTCTGGAGGTACTTGGTATAGTGGTAGTGGATACGAAGCTTCTCAGTCATTAAATATTGATACTATAGATATTAGAATGAAGGTAAATGATATTGTAAATAAGTGGTTATCTGGTACAGTTGCAAATGAAGGATTTATGTTAAAGAGAAGTGGAAGTATTGGTAATACAGATTCTAATGCACCAGAAGGTAGTACAGATAAATTAGGACATTTAAGTTTTTTCTCAAGGGATACTCATACAATATATCCACCAAAATTAGAGGTAGAGTGGGATGATTCAAGTTGGACTACGGGTTCTTTAACACCATTAACTGGATCTGATTTGCAAGATGCAGTAATTTATATGAAGGGGTTAAGGCCAGAATATAAAGAAAATACAAAACATAGATTTAATTTTGTGGGAAGGACTAGATTTCCAAGAAAAATATATTCTACAACATCCCAAAATCTTACAGTAAAGTATTTACCGAGTGGAAGTACAACGGATATAGATGGTACATATTATTCTGTTAGGGATGCCTTTACTGAAGATGTAATTGTTCCATTTGGTACAGGTTCAATTGTTAGTTGTGATTCAAACGGTAATTATTTTAATTTATGGTTGTCATCATTTCAACCAGAAAGAGATTATAGAATTCTTTTTCAAGTGGTGAGCGGAAGTAATACTACAGATGAATTAGATATGATATTTGATGATAGCTGGGAATTTAAAGTGAAGAGATAAAATGCCATATACTAAAGAAGAATTAGATAGTAATGAACATTATCAAGATATAATTTCAGCAAATAGAAGATCTTATGACGAACAAGTAGAAAGAGAATTTGTTGCTATGAGAGCTACTGGGTCTCGTGCAAATTCAACACCAACTTTAAGAAATGAGGATGGTTCTATTATTTTATATGAAGATCCAGATGATGGTGGTGGTTTAAATAGACCAAATCAATTTGTTGCTGTTGAAGCGACACAACCAGCAATAAGAAAAAAATTATTGAATAGTGTTGTAGATAGAACTATAACAGAATTAAGTGTTAATATTGATGAGGGTAGTGGATTAAGTATAGAAGAACTTTTTGCAGAATATGATAGATTAAAAGATGATATATCACCAACTGGGACTTTATTATCTCATAGTTATTTAATTGAAGTA